AAGACCATCATAAATTTTATTGGTTCTTTGTGCCTATATAGAATGTAATTAAACTTATTTGGAATCAGCCGAAATCTTATCGAGGGTAAACGCTCTAGAATAGGGTTAAATGCTTGTAAAATGATTTTTTAGTATGAATGTATGATTGCTTAAAATCTCTTTGTTTTGGTGTTGTTTTGGGGCTTCTGTGCCTATTGTAGATTTGATACTTAATGCAATTTAGGATTCAGCCCGAATTAGTAAAAAACCCCATAAAAATAAGATTTTTTACCCTCACATATATAAGGTGTAGACTTTTTAAGAACTTAAAAACTAATGTGAAAGAAATGACTTGCATATTGTTTTGATTGGTGTAAAATTTTAGCAACGTAAATAAAAGGATGTTAAACAAAATGAAAAACAACACAAAAGTAACTTTAAAAAAACCAACCAAGAAACAGATTCAATCCGTACTTGAGAATGGAGTGATAGTTCAAACCCAGTTGGATGATATGAGCCAAATAATCAAAGCGGACTTACATCACAGAGACGAAAACAACCAAACCCAATTGACACAGGCTTTTGATAAAATCCTAGCCTCAGATAATGAAGAGATGAAACAGGATGTTAAAAGGTTTGTAGGTAAACAACTCCAGACATTAATCAAGGAAAAGCCAACGCAGTTGGCAATCCTTGAAGATGATATGGAGGAAATGACTGTAACAGTTAAGAAAGTCAATAAAGCAATGGTTGAAAATAACGAGGGTAAATACGTTGATTCTTTCAATGAAAAGGAACTTGGTTCTTATAGGGTTGTGAGAATGCACAAGGTCAAAGAGGATTTGACACTGGCTCAAGAACTCGCAAAATGGATGAGGTCTAAAAAGAGTAAGGGACTTTTTAGAGGCACAAAAGCCGATTCAAAGGAAGTAGGGATGTATGATTTCCAAGCGGTGATTCAGTTGGCTGAGCAACTTGAAAGAGGAGTTGAAGAACTTTAAACCCCGAACACACTCCACCAATAAAGCCCCTTCATTTAAGGGGCTTTTGAGGTGCAAAAAGGAATTAAAAAATTGAATCAAACATATAACAACATAAAAAAAACGGCATTCAATCAAGACACTAACTGCTGTACTGTAATTAGTGCATCGGTTGTATTCGAAAAGGACTATGACGAAACTTACGCCTTTTTTAAGGATAGAGGGCGTAAAAATGGCAAGGGCTTACGCACCTACCTATTAGAACCAATTCTCTTTGAATTGGCTGAATTAGAGGGCTTTAAGATAGAGTTATTTACTAGGCATTGGAACTTTGACGAGGATGGTAATTCAAGAATCATAAGTTGGGAAAGTGAAGACAGAGAAGAAACAATCACCTACGCAAAAACAGATAAAAGCATAACTCTCAAGAATTTTAGAGATTATCTACCCAAAGGAGATTACATTCTAGGGGTAAGGGGTCACGTTGTTGGGGTTAAAAATGGAGTCATTCAGGATTGGACAGCCAACGTGTACGATAGAAAAACAGGTAAAAACAGAACAAGCCAAAAAGTATTAGACAGGATTTACAGAATTGAAAAGAAGAATAAAGTTTTTAAGGATTTAAAAAGTAAATACGATTTCTCAAAATTTATTTAATAACAAAAGGAAAAAAACAAAATGAAACAAACAGTATCAGTATTTCAATTTAGAGATGCCTTTCTACAATCAGATACCTATAAAAACAATTTTTCTTATGAAGGGTTGGCTGTATTATTTGATTATTTAGAGGAACTTGAGGTGTGGCAGGAGGAAGAAATGGAACTCGATGTAGTTGCGATTTGTTGCGATTATCAAGAGATGGAAAACGTGCAAGAGTTCAATGAACAATATGAGCAAGATTGTAAAAGTATGGAGGAGGTTGACGAATATCACACTACAATTATCCCTATTGATGATGAAAGATTTATAATTTATCAATATTAATAACTTGGGCGAATGGTTTTCGGGGTGGTTCGATTCCACCCACGCCCACTCATAAAAAAGAGAGGTACAAAATGCGATTATTTGAAAAGTTATTAATCATATCAATTATGACAGCTTTCACAACTGCAATTATAATTGGTTCGGCTGTTTTGATTGTTGTTATATTAGCTTAAACTTTTTAAGGACTTAAAAAAAGGGGATAAAATGAAATATGATTATTTGGAAGTTGTACGAACTCACGAAGTACAATTTATTGTTAAGAAAAATAAAAAAGGTATATTTAAAGTAGATGAAAAAGCAACGATAAAACGCTTTAAATATTTACTAGGAAGTGATAAGGTACGCATAGAAAATTTACTTAATAAACAAGATAAAAAGGGATAAAAACAAAATGCAAAAAATACAAATCGATAAGGATTGCAAATTCTTAAAAGACATCGAGTCAAGTTCAACCGCTTTTATGGGTACAAATAGGGGTATTTATAATCTATTGAATACTATCGGAGCGTTGAAACTTTGGACAAAAGGAATAAAGCCAAGCAGACAGTTCAAGCTAAGGAGCGTTAAATTATATTTCGGTATAACTGGCAACGCTGAAACACTGCTTTATAAATTGGAAACAATTAACAAAATAATAAAAGGCGAGGTATGAAACAAGAATTAAAAACTTGTAACCACTGCCAAGAATCAAAACACTTGGAGAAATTCCCAAAGCATAAAAAACGGAAGGATGGAACTTGGTACAGAAGGAAGATGTGCAACCCTTGTTATAATTTGACCAAGAAATTGTATAGACAGAAAAAAAGGGAATGG